AGTCCCGAGCTGACACCAGCGCTGCCACTGTTCGCAATGCTGCGGAGATACACCCTCGCGGTGATCACCGCTGCGGAGAATGCTGCGGACTTCTCGGCGATCCTCAAGACCCAATCCAATGCCTTTGATTCTGCGTCCGATGGAATCGACGACATCGACCCGTTCGATTTTGTTCAGATCGATCGCGGATTAATGACGAGCTTGCCCAAGGGCTGGGAGATGGTCCAGTTCGATCCGAAGCAACCGACGACGACCTACACCGAGTTCCGGAATGCAATCCTCGGCGAGATTGCTCGGTGTGTTCACATGCCGAAGAACAAAATTCTCGCAGATTCCAGCGGGTACAACTATTCCTCCGGACGTCTGGACCATCAGACCTACTACGAATCCGTTGCAATTTCTCGATACCAAGGGGAAGTCGAAGCCCTCGATCGGATTTTCGGTTGGTGGCTCGACGAAGCCTTGATGATGGATGGGTATCTCCCGGCACTCGAACCGATGGACGAGATCCCAAAGGTCTGGCGATGGCCACCACAGCGAGACGTCAATCCTGCGGAAATCGCAGACGTCAACATCGAACTGATCCGGGCCGGTCTCAAGACTCGGCAACAGTACCTCATCGAGCAAAACATTGACCCCGAAGCTCACGCGCAGCAGCTTATCGAGGAAGGCTGGGTGAATCCTGACCTGCCACCCGCTCCTGCAGGCGCTGCACCTGGTGCTCCGAGTGCTTCCGGTGCGCCCGGAGCTGCGGCCCAAGGTACAGGCGCTGCCGAGCCAGACGCCAGCCAACCCGCTCCTACCGGGGAATTTGCGAACATGTCACGTTTGCAACTCACCCGCAACTGGCGAGCGATCGAGGACACCCTCGGTAAGATCGAGGAAGGAATCTGGACGACGTCTCGAGCGAAAGTGTTCCTGGGGTCGCTTGGACTCAAGGAAAGCACGATCAACAATCTTGTGTCCGAGTACGAAGAGCAACCAGCGTGAGCTCGCTGACGCACGAGGCAAAGACTCGGCAAGGCTATCGCCTCCGAGTCTACACCGCTGCCGGACGTCGCTCGATCTGGCTCGGACGCATCACCGAGCCCGAAGCGATCGCGATTCAGCGACATGTCGACGAGATCATCGCCGCCCAGACCGCAGACCTACCGATCCCAAGGCAAACAGCCCTTTGGCTCGATAGGCTCGATCCGAAAATCAAGTCGAAGCTCACTGGCATCACCGGCTCCATCCGCACTGTCCGGACTGCGATCGACGAGTATCTCAACTCGAAGCGAGATCTGCTTGCCACATCGACCGCCGAATCGGTCGGTCGCTCCCTGGCCTGGCTGTCTGATGCCTGCGGTGATCGGCGCATCGATGGCGTGTCTCCCGAGGAAATCGTCACCGTCTATGATGCGCTCGAGCAAGGTGCGTCCACCCGGGGAAAGATCGCCAAGGATTGGAAAGCCTTCTTCCACTGGTGCGAGGATAATCGATGGATCGTTGCCAATCCGGCCAAGCGACTCAAGACCACGGTCGGGGTGCGTGAGAAGCGATTCGTTTCGGTGGAGACCATCGAGCGAGTCCTCCAGGCCTGCGAAGATCCCGAGCTGCGGCTGGTGATTGTGCTGTCTCGATTCGGAGGCCTGCGAATTTCCAGCGAAATTCGCGACTTCACGCAAGCATCGATCGACCGGGCCCTAAAACGGATCAAGATCACAGACACCAAGCGAGGGGTGGTCCGAGAGATCCCGCTTTTCCGTGAGATTGCTGCCGAGCTCCCCGCACCAGGCGTCGAGCTGCTGCCGACGATCGCAAGCCTCTCGCACTCGGGAATCACACAGCGATTCCTCGAGGTTGTCCGCAAGGCAGGAATCGATCCATGGCCGGTGCCGTGGCATTCGATGCGAGCCACTCGAGAGACGGAACTGATCACCGCCTTCGGACTGGCGACCGCTGCGAAGTGGATCGGCAACTCGGAAAAAGTCGCGATGACGTCTTATGCGATCATTCCGGACTCGGACTGGGCAAAGGCTGATTTGTAACTCTTGTTGGACGGTTTTTCGGGGGCTAGTGGTAGTCTCGTCCCCATGAGCAAATCGATCCGGGCAACCACGAAACGCAAGCGACAAGACGCCAACGTCATTGTCGCATCGTCCAAGAGCAACTTGGAACTGCGTACCAGTGGCGACTCCATCGCATTGCAAGCCGCAGACCCTAACACTCCCGACGCGCTGCCCAGTTTTAGTGGGATCGCCTATACCGGGGGTGTGATGCATCCCAAGCTTGCAATCCAGTGGAATGGTCCGGTGGTGATTGACCTAGCAGGCCTCGACGCACCGGTCGGACCAGTGCATCGAGACCACGACGAATCCAGGCCTGTCGGCCATCTGACTGCTGTGGCCAACGATGGAACCAAGCTCTCCGTCACCGGAGTGTTCTCGGTCCCCTCGGTCGATCAGCAGGAGATTGTCTCGGGAGCGAGAAACGGATTTCCTTGGCGACCCTCGGTCGGCGTGAAGATCCTCACTTACTCGACGATTCCGCAGGGCCAGAACCTCCAGTGCAATGGACGCACTTTCGAGGGACCTGTGCTCGTCGTCAAGCGATCGCAGCTCAAAGAGGTCTCCCTGGTAACGATTCCAGGCGACCCAGAATCCTCTGTCTCTATTGCCGCTTCGGCCACATCAAACATGAAAACCTTTGAAGACTATTGCACCTCTCTTGGACTCAATCCTGCGACTCTTTCGCCCGAGGCCAAAGCCGCCCTGCAAGTCTCCTACGCCGAGAGCATCGAATCCTCTGCGGACCCTGCCAGCACGGACGCTGGTGCGGGTTCGCAACCTCCTGACGCTTCTGCCGCCGACCCCAACAAACCCATGGATCCAAACATGACCAAGCCTGCGACCGCTGCTGCTTCTTCCGCCTCGCCCGATCTGACCGCTGGTAGCACCTTGGATCTGACCGCCTACCGATCGCAGATGGCCGCTGAAACCAAGCGGGTCGGCGAAGTCACTTCGCTCTGTGCCAAGTTCGGCAATCCGACCGTCATGGTCGGTGGCCGGAACGTCGATCTGGCGGCCCACGCCATTGAGAACGGCCTTACCGGCGATCAGACCGAGCTGCTTGCTCGACGCCACCAAGACCTGGAAGCCACCCGCGACTCTCGCCCACGAGGCCCCGCGATCCACTCTCGAGCAAGCCGCAGCTCGATCGACCTAGGAGCACTCCAAGGTGGCATCATGTTGCGAGCTGAAATGAAGCTCGATTCAGCAACGCTCGAAAATCGCGACGTTAAAGCCAAGCTTCCAGGGTTCCTCAAGGCTGGCATCAACGACTCCATTCGCCAGCAAACGATGGAAGCTGCCTACCAGTACCGCGACTTGACCCTCATGGAGTACTGTGGTCTAGGTCTTCAAGCTCGCGGAATCGATGTTCCATCTAACCGCGTCGACATGCTTCACGCCTCTTTTTCCTCGGGCACTGTCGCTGCTTTGTTCGGTGCGACCCTCGGTGCGAAAATGCTGGAATCCTACGCCGAAGTTGAAGACTTTTCGCAGGGGATTTGCAGTGAAGACGAAAAACCAGACTTGGAAGAGCACAACAACAACCGGATGCAAGCCATTGGGAATCTTAAGCATCACCCAGTCGGTGGCAAGGCTCAGCATGCAAGTCGCCGTGTTCTTTCGGAGATAGCTCAGGTCGGACGATTTTCCGAGCAATTGAAGATCGACGAGGCCGACATGCTTGGCGACAACTTCTCGAAGCTCAAGGACACCCCGAAAGACTTCGGTCAAGCCGCCGGGCGTCTGCGTCCTGACTTGGTCGCCGCCTTGCTGATGAGCAATCCGACCTTGAAGCAAACCGCTCGCGCTTTGTTCAACACGACCGACGGCAACAGTGCGACGGGCAAGGCCTTGGCTCGCGCAACCCTGAGTGAAATGATCGCACGTTTGCTGAAAGTCAAAGACGGCGACGCGACGCTTAACCTCAAATTGACGCACCTGATTGTGCCACCTGATTTGATGGACTTGGCGGTGCAGCTCTGTTACTCGGCCAACCTGTCGAACGACAGCGGGTCCGGTGACATCAACCCGATCAAGAGGCATGGCATCACTCCTGTCACCGACGCTCGATTCTCGAATGGATTGGTTCACCCAGTCACCGAGCAAGCGATCGCAGGTTCGGACACCATGTACTACGGTGTTTCCAAGTATGGACGTACCATCGAGGTCAACTACCTCCAAGGTGCTGGCCGAGTTCCTGTGGTTCGCACCGATACTCTCGTCGGCGGTGAGTTTGGCGTAGTCATCGACGTCAAGCATTACATCGGAGCCAACGCGCTCGACTACCGAGCGATGCAACGCTTCCAGGCCTAGTCTTAGTGGCCCGACCATGGGCTAGTCATCGATTCCTTTCGGCAGAGTTTCGGCTCTGCCGTTGTTTACCTCCCCCTCAACTCTCGACCAAACCCATGAAAATCCGACTTTTCCAGCCTGTAGTTTTTGACGGCAAGACGCTCGAAGGCGAGATCGAAACCAACGGTACTGCCATCAGTGCCAACTGCATCATCCAGCGAGGCTGGGGCGTAGAGGTCAAATCGTCCAAGCCTTCCAAGGCATCCCAAGAGCCTGTCGAGTCTGATCCTCCCAGCGAAGATCCGGACCAAGACGAATCAAACGAATCCGATGAATCGGACGAACCACAAGACGAGCAGCCATCGGAGCAACCAGCCGAGCAGCCTGTCGTGGTCGAAGCGCCACCCAAGCCGACCAAACCCGCTCGACGAGCAAGTCGCTCCCAGAGCTAAGTCCTCAGTAACCGCACTTCTCACTACACAACAAAGAAACCATGGCAACTTTCAAGCAAGAAACCGACTTTCGCCGATTCACCGCCAGTGCTGACACTGTCAACGGAGCCATCGTCCAGACCGCTGACGGCCTGGCCGGGATCGTCGAAGGCCTAGCCGGCGTAAAGTCCGGCAAGGTTGGCAACGCTCGCGTCGTTGGAATCGTGACTTGCGACAAGGCATCGGGCACCGTGCTCGCTGCTGGAGCCCGAGTCCAGATCGCCACTGCAACGCAGCTCGTCACCGCAAAGGCGTCGGGCGCTGCTGATTCGGGCAACATCCTGCTAGGTCGCACCGCTGCCGCTGGTGCGGACGGAGCATTGACGGTTGATGTCGACCTGAACCGAGCCGCAGTCTAACCAACCACCATGGCCATCAAAGAAGCCGATCTCAAAGAATGGTCCGATCTCGAAGCAAGGCGATCCGCCATGCAGCGAGAACTCACAACCATCAAAGATCGGCAAGGCCAGATCGAGGAACAACTCGAAGCCGAGCTTCGCAAGTCCGGCAAAACGAAAATCACTCGAAGCGGGTTCACTCTCGCTTTGAAACCTGGGAAGGCAAGCGTGAAGTGGGCCAAGGAATTCCTCAAGGCAATGGGCAAAGAGGCAGTTCAGAAACTCAAAGACGCAGCCGCCCAGAAATCGGTCAAAGTGTTCGTGTTGGTTCCACCCAAGCCACCCAAGGCCCCAAAGGAATAGATAGCCCATGGGGATGCTTGAGACTGGGACCGCTCACCTTGCTCAATCGATGACCAAACACACTGCGGTGGATGTCCTGTACATCAAACGCAAGATCCAGAAACCAATCAAGGCCACGCGGGGATCGACTCCCTTCGAAGCCTCAGACACCGAAGGGCTCATCCATCGGACCGTCAGTCGAGACTACTTGATAGCCAAGACCGAATGGCCGTTCGATGACGACCCAGAAGACGGGGACCGAATCACCGACGCTGGCAAGACCTACATCGTTCGCTCGATGACTGGCCAGCCAGTCTGGCGATTTGCCGACCCTGGCGAAAACCTAATGCGGATCCACACGAAGCAGCAATGAGCCCGATTCGTCAACTACTCGCAGACGTTGTCGAAGCACTCGCAGCCGCCGCAGTCGTCGATCCGGAAACCAATTCCGCGATCGATGGCGATACGTTCAAAGTCGATTACTTGCCACGGTTCGAAGTCGCAGACCTAAAAGATCTCCGGATCGTCGTCGCACCGAGGCAAAACACATCGACCAAGATTTCCCGTTCATCCCGGGAGTTTGAGTTCGGAGTCCAAGTTGCCGTCATCCAGACAGCGGCCAAAGACTCCGAGCGATTCGCACAACTGTTGGACCTGACTCACGAGCTCGACGAAGCACTGGCCACGGCCACGATCGACGGGGGAGTGTGGTCGAGGTCCGAAGTCAGCCTGTACGACGTCCAGGCACTGGAGCAACACGGTGCTTTTCGCAGCGTGATCACCGCGTACTTCAAGAACCGATCCTAACCGAAAGAGAGAATCATGCCGAACAAGGGACCACGCGCAGGCATCGAGTGCAAGCTTTATTACCAGGTCACTCCCGCGGCTGTCTTCAATGCCACGGCTCCGACGCTTGTGACCGAAGTCAAAGACCTCAATGTCACGCTTAACAAGACCCGCATCGACATTTCCAGTCGAGCGAGCCAGTGGAAAGCCCAGATCTCCGGACTCAAAACCGCCGAAATCAGTTTTGGTTACCAATACAACGGCGACCCAGACGACGCAGTTTTCACCGCGATGCGTCAAGCGTTTTTGAACAACACGATTTGGCACTGGGCAGTATTGGACAACACCATCGCGAGCC